ACAACATGGACAAAAACTTATACAGCGTATTCGACAAAAAATCAGGAATATATGCACCACCATTTGTAGAACTTACAGATGGCACTGCAATACGAGCATGTACAGATTTAATACAAAGATCAGAACTACCATTCGGAAAATATCCGAAGGATTACAATTTGCAAAGAATAGCAAGTTGGAACGAATTAGAAGGACACCCCATAGCCCATCCATGCGAAATTCTTATAGAATTCGAAACATTAAAACAATCAACGGAGTAAAACATGAATATTGAGTCAGGAGCACTGCCAACAACATTAACAAAAGACTTTAGCAGAGTGCCTAAAGTAGAAATCCAAAGATCTGTGTTTAACAGAGATCATGGATTAAAAACAACATTTGATGCAGGCTTCCTGGTACCAATATTTTACGACGAAGCATTACCAGGAGACACATTTCAATGTGAAGCTAACGGTTTCGGCCGTTTAGCAACTCCAATTAATCCATTTATGGATAATTTATATATAGAAACGTTTTTCTTCGCAGTTCCTTATCGCATAATATGGGATAACTGGGAAAAATTCTGCGGAGAACAAACAAATCCAGGAGATAGTACGGACTATTTAGTCCCTACTACGACAACAACACCAACAAATAGTTCATTATATGACTATTTTGGTGTACCAACAGATACGGCTCTAACATTTAATAATTTATGCGGACGAGCATATAATTTAATATATAATGAATGGTTTAGAGACGAAAATTTACAAAATAGCGTAGTTGTGGATAAAGGCGATGGTCCTGACACAGCTACAAATTATACGCTATTAAAAAGAGGTAAAAGACACGATTATTTTACCTCAGCGTTACCTTGGCCACAAAAAGGTGATGCAGTAACATTACCTTTAGGCACAAGTGCACCGGTAGCAACTAACGCTTCAACAAATACAGAATTAACTGTATTACAACCGGCATCAGGTGATTATAAAACAATGTTTGCAGATCCAAGTAATGCAAGATTGTATTTAAATACAACGGCCGGAGCAGAAGGCAATGCATTATATGCAGATTTAACTGATGCAACCGCTGCAACAATCAATCAGTTGCGAGAAGCGTTCCAAATACAAAGACTCTACGAAAAAGACGCTAGAGGTGGAACAAGATATACAGAAGTTATACAAAGTCACTTTGGAGTAACTTCACCGGACGCTAGATTACAAAGACCTGAGTATCTAGGCGGAGGAAAAGATAGGATTAATGTAAATCCTATAGCACAAACAAGTAGTACAGATACTACAACACCTCAAGGTAACCTATCAGGTTACGCTACAACAGGATTTATGGGACATAAGTTCTCAAAATCCTTCACTGAACACTCAGTAATAATAGGTATGGCAAATGTATTTGCAGATCTAACATATCAACAAGGCCTAGCACGACATTTTAGTAGGCAAACTAAATTCGACTTCTATTGGCCTGCCCTAGCCCACCTTGGAGAACAGTCAATCTTAAATAAAGAGATTTACGCCCAAGGAACAACCGCAGACGATTCCGTATTCGGTTACCAAGAAAGATACGCTGAGTATCGTTATAAACCTAGTTACGTAACAGGACAAATGAGATCAAACTTTGCTCAAAGTTTAGATACCTGGCATTTAGCCCAGGACTTCGGATCATTACCGGCATTAAATGCTTCATTTATAGAGGAAAACCCACCTGTTGACCGAGTAACAGCCGTTGCAAACTATCCAAATATGATATTGGATATGTTCTTTGATTTAAAATGTGCAAGACCAATGCCTACATATGGCGTTCCCGGTCTGATAGATCACTTCTAATGCCTATTGGAGCGATAGCATCAGCGGGTGCAGATTTGTTAGGTTCATATCTAACAAATAAGACCAACAAAAAAATCAGCCAACGGCAAATGGCATTCCAAGAAAGAATGTCAAACACAGCATATCAACGTTCTATGGCTGATATGCAACAAGCCGGACTAAATCCAATTTTAGCCGGAAAACTGGGAGGAGCAAGCACCCCTGGTGGTGCATCAATAGCCGCATCTCCCTATAAAGCTGACTACGCTAATGTAGCGAATGTCATGGCAAATACTGCCAAAACACAAGAAGAAACAAAAATACTTAAAGCCACAGGTGGTTCACCAATACCTAAAACCGTTGAAGGTTTTAAAAGGCTTTTTCAAAATAACTCCAGTGGAGTATCCGATTACATACAAAATAATCTCAAACGTAAAACACAACGCAATAACGCAGTGAAAGCTAAAAAATTACGTATTGGGATAACAAGAAAAAATCTTCCAGATGGAAGTAAAAATAAAAAATAAGAGGACAAAATGAAAAAAGACAAAATAATACCGTTTAGAACGGCATATGATGACCACAAACCATGTTTCTTTAATACAACAGGCGAAAGCCTAACACAACAGCACTTCCAAGAGGAATGCGATATAATAAATATAATAAAGCGACATGATCGCAACGGCATAATTGAACACGTACAGCGTGGCCAAGCCCGCTACGGAGATTTCTCGGAAGTACATGATTACCGAGAAGCACTAGACTTAGTTCAAGATGCCAATGAGGAATTTATGAAAATTCCATCAGAAATAAGAAAACAATTCAATAACAATCCTGGTGAATTTCTTAATTTCGTTAGCAATCCTGACAACGAAGAAGAAATGAAACAAATGGGATTTGTTAAAAAATCGGAGATACCGTCCTCGGCCTCCGAAACCGCTATTCCTGAACCTGTAGAGCCACAAAACTCGGAAGGTCAGGAATAGCACACACAGTTACTACTTGATGTAACTGTGTGTAGTGACACCACAACCAAGGAGAAACACTATGAGAAGAAAAAAAATGCCAATGAAAAAGAGCAAACGAGTATTTGCTAAAACAGCAATGCGAGTAAATAAAAGAAATAATATTAAGCCAATGCGTGGCGGGTACAGAATATAAATGTATGCCCTGCTATCACCCATTAACCGCGTATCGGTCAGAAGGAAAAGTAGTATTCAATAGCCCTTTTGTATATGCAAAAGGCTTTAACTTACCTTGTGGCCAATGCGTAGGGTGTAGACTAAATTACAGTAGACAATGG